TGCCGCCCTTCAGCTTGAGCATCGTCGGCACGTTCTGGATGTGCGCGCTGTCCATCAGTGCGCGCAGCGCGCCGGTCGCGGCAGCGGATAGGCCGCCGATCATGTGCGGCAGGCCGATTGGATACGCGCCGCGCCACGGGATGAACGGGAACTCGACGAACCAGTCGAGTGGCTCGCGGCTGTCGTCCTCTTCGTCCCAGTTACGGTAGATCGCGAGCACCTTGCTCGATGGCTTGTCGATCGTGATGATGTACGGCGCGTTGCCGTCACCCTCGACGTCGGCGATGACGTGGCACTCGAACACGGTGCGCAGTCCATCTTCGTTGTAGCTGGTGTCGTTGCGACCCTCGATCTTGTCGTTGGCCACGTCGGCTGCCGAGCGCTCAGGCTCAAGACCGGCGGGCGTCAGGTCGACGTCGCGGTACATGCCGCTCTCGACGCGCTGCTCATAGTCGAGCTGCGTCAGGTACTGGACGTGCGTCTTGCGCTGCGCGGTGTAGAAGTTGGTCGCCGCGAATGGCAGGTACATGTCGTCGATCATGACGGCAAGGAAGCCGGGGCGGTTGCGCGCCTCGTCCCACGACATCTTGAGGTACTGCGCGCCGCCGAGCGGCACCTGCGTCAGTAGCTGCTCAAGCTCGGAGCGGAACTCTTGGCTCTGCACGGTGAGCTGCCAGTTCATCAGCGACGTCTTGCGCTTCGCCTTCTGGATCTTCTTGATCGTGACTTCGCCCTCGATCAGATCCTTGGCTGGGCCCTGCGGCGGCAGCAGCTCCTTGATGGCGCGCGACGCGAAGTCGATGCACGCCTCGGTCATCATCGGGTGGACGACCTTCGATGCGCCGTTGAACTGCGCGCCGCCGGGCGCGTCGTCACCGAGACCGGTGCGGCGGATGCCCTCCTCGTACTGCTCGTCGCGCTTCTTGCGCGCCTCCTTGTCGCGGCTGATCAGTTCGAGGAACTTCGACGCCAGTGACTTTAGGTCCGGTTCGGGCATAGTCTCGGCGAGGTTGTCGTAGAAGCTGCTCTCGCCTGCGGCTGGTCCGTTCTCGTCGAGCGTGACGATCGCGCCACCGTCCTCGGTGTCCTCAACGTCGGTCACGTCCTCGCCGTCGAACTCAACGACTTCGCCCTCGATGATGTCTTCGTCTTCGATCATTGCCTAATCCTTATTGCCCATACGGGTTCTGTATCACCTTCGGCGGTGGTTTGTCCATTTCTTGCTTCTTGTCGACCAGCGAGCCGAGCATGCCCTTGTCCATCATGAGCCGCATCGCCTGCGTCGTGCTGTCCACGAAGTCGTCGTGCTTGATGCTGCCCTTGCCGCTGAACGAGCAGAGCTGCGCCACCAGCGGGTCGGCCCAGACGCGCGGCTTGCCGGGGAACTTGTCGCTCTCAGGCAGGAACACCCTGCGCCGTGCGAACACGGGGCTGACCACATGCAGGCGCGCCAGCTTGTCTGCCCGTCCGGGGTTGTAGGCGTGCGCCAGTATCCCCTCGCGTTCGAGCATCTGTCTCAAGCTGATGCCGCTCCCCTTGTCCTCGATCAGCAGGATGTCTGGCTTGCGCCCAGAGGTCAGCGGCTTCGCGCTACCGTACATGGGCTTGATCAACGCGACGTCCTGATCGTCGCCATACGCCGTGTTCATTTCCTTCTTCACGCGCTTGATCAGGTCGGGCATGCCGAGCTGCTCCTGCCAGCAGTCGAGCAGCAGGGCGTAGCCCTTGCCGTCGTGCTGGAACACGCCCCAGACGCTGCACGCCGTGTAGTCGGCGTCGCCGCTCTTCTTGTCGCGGGTCGCCTCGGTGTACGCGGTGTCGAGTGACATGATGATCCAGTCGAACGCGGGCAGCGGCTTCTTCGCGGGCCAGAGCTTGAGCCAGCTCTTCTTGATGATAGCGTTCTCGCTTGGGTCCAGCAGCTCCCCGTGGATCTCCTGACGCCCGATGGTTGTCCCCTCGTATGCCTCCAAGCTCTCGAAGAACCGATCGGGCAGGTTGTCGCGGTTGTCGAACGTCGAGCCGGTGATGATGGTGCGGCCCTGCTTCGGGATGATCAGCTTGCGCACCAGCTCGACGGGGCGCGGCGTCGTCGTCCACAGCACCTGCGGCTTCGCGCCGAGGCGCAGGCCCATCATGGCCATGTCCCACGTCTCTTCGGCGTTCTGCCATGCGGCCAGCTCGTCGCACCATATAAACTGGTGCTGCGGTCCGCGCAGACGTGCGGGCTTCTCGCTCGTGAAGCCACGGATTTTCGTGCCGTTCTTCATCTCAAGGAGAAGATCCGTGCTGTTGTACTTCTTGATCAACCCTTGGGGTATGACGTTAAGCAGGCCGCTCTCGCCTTGAAAGCAGACCTTGTCGACGTCGGCGTAGGTCGGCGCAATCACGGCGCAGTAGGTGTTGCGGTGCAGGGCGGCTTTGGCCCCCAGCCATTCAGCCCCGATGCGGGTCTTGCCGTAACCGCGACCCGCCATGTAGCCGTACTCGCTGAAGTCGGCGGCGGGGATCTGTTCGGGTCGCGCCATCTTCGCCCAGCGCACCTGCCAGTCGACAAAGACGCGCGTCTTTGGCGGCATGGCTTCCGCGTCGGCGGTCTTGAGGTGGACTGCCTCAGCCATGGTTGCGGTACAGCGTCAGCGTTTCGCGCAGCTCGGCATTGGCTGCGCGGATCTTGTCATAGCGCTCGTTGGCCAGATGCAGCGCGTGATTGAGCGCGTACTGCTCGGTCGCGTGGTGCTCGGCTGCCGCCTCAAGTTCGCGGATGCGACGCCACGGGTTAACGAACAGGCGCGGGATCATTTACTGTTACGCTTCGCGGCCAGTATGGTCTCAGTGAAGAAGGCCGCCAAGGCGTCTGCTTCAGGCGCGTCTTCATCGTCGATGGTCTTGTCTTTCGTGTTGCCGTCGCCGTATTTGTTCGGGCTCCACTTGGCCAGCAGCTTGAGGCGGAACTCTGCGCGGTTCTTTGCCCACGCGACGGCGGCGCTGTCGATGCGCGTCGTGGACGTCTTGCCGTCACCGTCGGTCTGCACGATGCGCTCCGGCTCGGCGTCGATGATGTCGAGTGCGTCGTCGGCGATGACGTCCGCGCCAACCTCTCTAGCTTCCGCGTATGCGATGCGAAGACCTTCGTCCTCGCGGACCCACTGGCTCCACGCAGTCGGATGAAACTTCAAGTCGCGTGAAATCGACGACAACGTCTCGCCGAGGGCGATGCGCGACAGCACCTCTGCGATCAGCTTATCTGTCTTCTTTGCCGGGTAAGGCATATGTCTGCATGCTCCGTTCGGTTACACAGTGCTACCAGTTATCACCCACAGATAACCGCATTCTCACCCACATGCAAGGGGTAGCTCGACCGAGCTATTCCAAATCACCCAGCCGAGCCTCCGCCATCAACACCAAACAACACACCATTGTCAATGCAACACGACGTTGCGACGCACCACGCAGCACGACGCATCATGCACCGAGTGCAGCTTTCGGAACTGGTCAACACACCACAGCAAAAAGCGCAGCGCAACGCAGCATCTGCTCGGTGCAGCATTTGCAGCAGGTGGGGTACCCCTAAAGGGGTAACCCCCTTCACGCTGCATAAATGCTGCATTTCTCCGAGCTGCACCATTTGCAACATGAGGCTTAATGCTGCAAATGATGCATGTTGCAATTATTTAAAGAAAATGCATTTTGTGTATTGCAATGCCTGATTGCATCGACTAGGGACTGTTTATCAGCAACGCAAACGGAGTAAAAAAAATGACTTTCATCACCTTCAACAAGAGCAACTGGTCCGGCGAAGAAGCCACCATCAACATCCGCGACAACAAGTTCTCGTTCAACGGTTACGACTTCGAGCTGCGGAACTTCAACACCGTGAAGGGTGACGATCCAAAGTACGATTTCCACACCGTCGACTTCTATTATGATGGCGAACTGTTCGGCACGGCCCACCGCTTTGAGTGTGACGACGAGTGGGAATACAACTGCGGCGACTTCTACCGCACCCACAAGCACCCCGCCATCCTCTGCGCCATCGTCGCAGCCAACCGCATCTAACACAACACGGGGGACTTCGGTCCCCCACCCCAT